ACCATCTCAGCACTCTTACCGATAGAGACTTGTTTTTGCTCTTCTAGCGTCTTCATGGCGGCTTTTTGAAGCTCCACAACGGCACTCATCTGCTCATCAGCAGACATTCCTTCAAGGTTTTTCAGCAGTTCCATTATTTCAATTCCGAAGTGATGCGATCAAGAAACGCTTTCTCCATCTTATCCGACATCTGCATCTCAACAATCTTAGATTTGTTCTTAATGTCAGCCTCTTTGAGCATCAACTCAGCAATCTTTACCCGCTTGTCAAACTCAGCAGGCTCTCCACCCGTAGGAAGGTTCTTGGTTGTACTAGAAAGCACCTTAGCCTGTAGTTCTTGAGGCATCAATTGCGCTTCAGTCATCAATTTTTGCGCTTCAGCACGATTTTGCTCTGCTTGGGTAGTCTGAACTGCAATCTGAGCTTGAGCCGACTGCATAGCCAACTGAGCCTGTGCTTGTTGCATCTGTTGTGCTTGTGGATCAGGCTTAGACATCTCATCCAACATCTGAATCAACTCATATCTGTTAGACAAAGACGAATTAGCCATGATTCCTTTAAGAATAACAGGCAAAACAGGTGTATTAGGGCCAAGAGTCTGTAATAGAGAGATGAACTGTTGTTGTTCATGCTCACGAGCAATGATCCCTAAAGCAGCAGTCGGGATAAACTTCATGTCAACAGTAGGATACCTCTCAGGGTCGAACTGCATATACCGAAAGGCAGCCTTGTTGATGAAAGGAATCAAGAAATCCTCTTGAAAGTTCACCAATGTACGCTTGTACTTCTTGATAATAGAAGCCACAGCCATTGAGATGCCACCTTGATTGGAGTCCCTAGACACAGCAGAGACCATTCCCTGTGAATCTAGCGTACCAGTAGCCTGTAAAAGCATTCTCTCAAACTCTTTGGCAGTTGTTATGTTCCCAGAATCGGTATTTCCGAACTTGAAGGGGAACAAAATCTCTGCGGGGTTGCCGTTTGTCAGGATTGCCTTGCCTGGTTTCACCTCAAACTTAGCACCTCGTGGAAGTCTCGTGGCATCCATTGCAATCATAGGGCTAGTAGTCAACGCTAGAGAGTCCAAATGTGAACGAATCTGTGCGTCAATAGCCTTTTGAGAGTTGTAAGCCTTCTCTACAGTACCTCTACCAAGAAGTCTGTTAGGAACTGTATCGTCTTGATAAGCCAGAATTGGCCTATCTTTCATCATGTATGGGTTCTTCTCTGCTTTCAAGAGAACACCATCATTAGCGATAACGATAATAGCCTCTACCAAGTCGGAATAGTCATCTTGGATAGAGTCTTCAGGGAATAAGTCTTCTACTTCTTCTTCATTCTCTAGTTGTTCAATGTACTCTCTAGGGACTAAGCCATAGTAAGTCAAAAGTTTAACCTTATCGTCTTGGAACTGGCTAACCTCTTGAGTAGGCTCTAAGTCTGTGTCGTCTGAGTCAGTGCCGATAGCTACCTTACGATAGATACCTTCTTCTTGACCTTTAACGATCTTGTGGATAGAGACATACTTCTCAACAGCCACACCCATGCAGTCATCAATAGAAGTCCCATTTGGGTCGAACAAGAAGTTCTTAGGGTTAACAGGAACAATCTTGACTGCAATCCTGTCTTTTTCCATCACACCAATGGCGGCTTGACCGACTTGACCAGGTATTGGTTGGGTAGAAGGAACGTAAATTTTCTCTGTTTTGACAACAATCTCACCAATACCAGTACCATAGATTTCTGCCATCAACTCAATCTGGTCGATGGACTTGCGAATCTTGTCTACTTTGAAGTCTTCCATCAGTTGAGCCTTGATAGCGGCTACATCCAAAGGATTGTTATTAACATCACGAATATCGTCTTCAATGTCAAAGAACTCACCCTGACCAAAGATAGCCTCGATGATCTCAGCATGGCGGGTTTCTACGGCTTGTTGGGTAGCGGGGGTGACAATTCGGCTTCTCTCGGAGTCACGGGTCTTGTCTTGGATGTCCCACTCACCTGTAAAGATGCGTTCGTACTCCAGCCAATCAGATAAGTAATTAGTGTTTCGCCAGTCTCTCCATCTATCACAATGGTTGACAACGAATTGAACTATCTCTTTGTCTGAGTCGCTAGGTTCTTGGAATTCCATTCTTATACCCTCAAAATTACTTGTATGTTAGACACCCGAGATTATGTCCAGCGGCTCCCACTCGTCATCTTCATCTTCTTGGAAATAAGATGTAACCGCAAGTTGGTCAATATAACTTAATGCGTCACAATTATGCACCAGTATTCCGTTCGCATAATAACAATGTGCACCCTCAATTGTCAAATTGTAAACGCTTTGCCTTTGCTTCAGGGGTATAGTAGTCTGGATATTTTTTTCTCCACGCAGTAGCAGAGCACTTACCCGAGCAGTAATAGACTTTTGTTGTTTTGCGAGATTGAAACTTGTTTTTACATTCTTGGCAAGTGTGCGTAACAAAACCTCTATTTTCCCAAGCAGCTTTGGCGGTTTTACTGTGCCACTCAAGTCCTTCTGGTGAGCCATGCCACTCTGAGGCTTTTTCTCTAGCTTTGTCCAAATGAGCAAGTTGTTCAGAACGTTTTGCGTTCCGACTTCTGTCTTCTTTGTGCTCGGCATAGTGAACTTTTGACTCAAGACACTCCAAATTTGAGATGTCATTGTTGAGAAAGTTCCCATCCTTGTGGTGGACATGGTGTCCTTTTGGTATTTCTCCTTTATAAAACTCCCAGATATGGCGGTGCAATAAGCCACCTCCACCTTTGGTGAAGTACCTTTGATGAGCAGCTCTCTTAGATTCTGGATAGCGGTTGTACTTGTATCCGTTAAAGTAAACAGACTCTTTGACAATGCCAACTTTACTTGGAAAACCCATGATGAAACTCCTGTGTGTTGATGCACAAGTATATCATCATTGGCAATGTTTTGCAAGTTAACCCATCCACGTTTCGTCATGATTGGATGGTTGCCTGTGCCAATGAGTTTGTTTCGCAAGCAATAGACTTGTGCGTTTGCATTGGTCATTGACTGAGCAATAACTTTTCTTGCGCCTTCAGGGGTGTCAACAAGGTCGCCAACCTTTAGTTGGGCAATGCTTTTCAATCCAGTAGGAGTTGATATTTGCGTATTGGCAATAAAACACAAATCATCGTGAACTCCCTGTGCGGGAAACATTAGAAGTTGGTCAACAAAATCATCCCAATTCTCTTCCGAATTAAGCGTGATTCTGCCATGTTCAAACCTTCCTTGCAATGCCCAGATAATTCTATCTGCTTTTTTCCTATTCCCATGCGTTAAATCAATAATATGGGCATAGATGTTACTTTTTCTCATTAAGTCGCTCAAATAGGGCAAAACAGCGTTCTTCAGTGCCCCCCTCTCAATCCCGATACTCAAAGGCTTGTAGTCCCGAATAGCCATCAAGATGTTCACAGCAGTCGTTCTAATATCCCATCTGCCGTGGATAATCTTCTCAACAAACCACTTTCCATCCTCTGTTACATACACTACGCAGATAGCGGACTCATCCAGTCTCTTCTTAGCGTTACCCGCTTGTTTAGCTACTTCCTCGAACCCCGCTAGGTCAACAGAGATATAGAACGACCCCTTATTAGGTCTTTCACCAAACTTAATCCATTCCTCTTTAAAAACGTCCGATCCCGCATTGGAAAAGGAAGCCATGAACTCTTGTTTAAAAGCAAAGGTGCTCAGGGTCTTTTTAGCACTTTCAATCTCAGATGGGTCGATCAAAGGGTTATCAGCAGTGGTAAAGTGCCAACTCTTCCAATCTGAGTCCTCTCCACTCTCACCTAGTTTGTACAAGTCATGGAACCAATTTCGCCCTTTTGGAGTTCCCAGAAATAGCGCACGACCCTTTTTATCGCTCAAACTGGCACGAATAACTTGCTCCCACGCTTCGGGCTTAATGTCAGCAACTTCGTCTAGAACCGCATAGGTAAGCGATACTCCTCGCAAGGTATCAGGACGATCTGCACCCCTAACATAGATTTTCGCCCCGTTAATCATGGTTATATCAAGGTTATTGACATGACTTGCCTGAATAACATCTCGACCCAGATCAAGCAATAAATCCCAAATAATTTGACGACTCTGCCCCATTGTAGGAGAGACATACAGCACAGCAGACCCTTGAGGGCATCTCAGAGCTTCGATAATCAATGTAATGGCACATAACCTAGACTTACCACATCTTCGTCCAGCAGCCACGATTTTAAATCGGCTTTTATCGCCAAAAACCTCTTGTTGCCAAGGAAGTAGACTAAAGTTCAAATCAGCCATATTTAGCCTCTACATCTTCTGGTTGTTCAGTCTCAAGGATAGTAGGTTCTTGTCCCAATCCAGTGATATTGATGGTTACGGCACTTCTCTGAGACTTATCCTTTTCAAACATACTCACAGGTAGAGTCCTATCTAAACACATCTTTAAAGCTACCAATTGATGGGGATGCTCATCATTAAGGGCTATCTCTATGACCTTCTGAGCAACATCCTTACCCCCACTCCTAATCATCAGCTCCTTAAGCTCCTTTAGACGTTGATGGTCTGTCTTAGGTAGTACAAGGGG